CTGAGACATCTCAATGTGCCCGAGCGCGATATCGAGATGATGAATCTAGAAAGCCTCAAGCATCGCAGCATACATGGCATGCTGGAAGACCGGCAGCGGGTATGGAATCAACTGGCTGCTATCACATTTGAAGAAAGAGATTTGCCGCCCCACTCATCGTTGCTGGCGGACGAGAAACCATACAGGGGGTATGTGCGCAGCAGAGCAGTGCCAGATGATTACCCCATAATGATACAGACAGACAATGACAATGTGCATTGGACCAGACCGCACGTGGTGATACCATTCACCTATGACAACAGCATAGTGGGTTATACCTGTAGGTTCCTGGACAATCGTATACCCAAATATGTCAGCGACACCCAACCGGGCTATGTGTTTGGCACGGACCTGCAACACGCTGATTGGACGCAGGCCATAGTGGTAGAAGGCATATTTGATGCACTCAGCATCAGCGGCCTGGCCGTGATGCACAACACGATCAACGACGCACAGGTCAGGCTCATACGCAGCTTGGGCAAAGAGATCACAGTGGTGCCTGATCAAGACATAGCCGGCCTGGACCTGGTAGATCGTGCTGTGGAATTGGGCTGGGCAGTGAGCATGCCCAACTGGCCCGAGGATGTCAAAGACGTGAATGATGCTGTGATACGCTGGGGTCGGTTAACGACCTTGCTAACTATATTCGAAGCCAGAGAAACCAGCAGGATCAAGATAGAACTACGGAGAAAGCAACTTGTTAAAAGACTACGGACTTGATGTCCAGCGATTATTCCTAGAGATGATGTTGGAGGATGCACAGAGTTATGTGCGTGTGCAGAACATCTACAATCCCGAGAACTTTGACCGCAGCCTGAGATCGGCCGCCGAGTTCATCAAACAGCACTCAGACAAACACAAGACCATGCCCGACAGGACGCAGATCTCTGCGGTCACGGGCATACGCCTAGATCCTGTGCCAGACCTCAATGAAGGTCACTTTGAATGGTTCATGACCGAGTTTGAAGCATTCACCAAGCGCCAAGAACTGGAGCGGGCCATCCTCAAAGCAGCAGACATGCTGGAGAAGGGCGACTTTGATCCTGTGGAGAAACTGATCAAGGATGCAGTGCAAATCAGCTTGACCAAGGACATGGGCACAGACTACTGGGCCGATCCCAAGGCGCGTATCAACAAGTATTTCAACTCTGGTGGACAGGTATCAACAGGTTGGCCACAGCTGGATCGCTTGCTGTATGGTGGATTCAGCAGGGGCGAACTCAACATCTTTGCAGGTGGATCAGGCTCGGGCAAGAGCTTGGTCATGATGAACATAGCCCTGAACTGGTTGCAGCAGGGACTCAGTGGTGTGTATATCACGCTGGAACTCAGTGAAGAACTCACCAGCTTGAGAACAGACGCCATGCTCACCAACATGAGCACCAAAGAAATCCGTAAGGACATCGAAACCACTGAACTCAAAGTGCGCATGGTGGGCAAGAAGTCTGGGCAGTATAGGGTCAAGGGCTTGCCCGCACAGAGCAATATCAACGACATACGAAGCTATTTGAAAGAGGTGCAGATCCAAACAGGCATCCGTGTGGACTTCGTGATGGTGGACTACTTGGACTTGCTGATGCCTGTGAGTGCCAAGGTCAGCCCCAATGACTTGTTTGTCAAAGACAAGTATGTGAGTGAAGAACTGCGAAACTTGGCCAAAGAGTTGGGCATACTCATGGTCACAGCAAGCCAATTGAATAGATCAGCAGTGGAAGAAATTGAGTTTGACCACAGCCACATATCGGGTGGTATCTCCAAGATCAACACAGCAGACAATGTGTTTGGTATCTTCACGTCAAGAGCCATGAAAGAGCGTGGCAAGTATCAGATCCAGTGCATGAAGAGTCGTAGCTCAACAGGCGTGGGACAGAAGATCGACTTGGAATACAACATCGAGACTATGCGCATAACTGACTTGGCAGAAGATGCAGACTATCAAGAGTTCAAGAAACGAGCTCCGTCCATCTATGAGTCAATCAAGGCCAAGAGCAGTATTGCCTCAGGAGAATCAGCCACAGTAGCCGACGAACCTGGCAAGATCACAGCAGATGTGCAAAGCAGCAAACTCAAACAACTACTGGGGCAGATCAAGGCAGGTTGAGATATTGATCGATGGGCAGTGCCTGTATCTGTGCGCGATGCACCTGCAGAAACTGACTACCGTCTTGGCTCTTGCGTTTGCCTTGGCCTAATAACACTGATCCTGAGCCATACTTGATGGGACGATCCACGATGATGTCCACATACTCACCTTCGCCCACACCCAGCGTGATAAAGTGGATGTATTTTTCGCGATCTCTACGGAACACGCGACTGTTGGCCACTATGCCTGCGAATTCAAAATGATCAGTATAGAGATTTCTCACGCCCATGTTGGGCAAGAAGCCCGGCGAGTTCCAGGCTCCATGTTGTTTGAAACTTTCTACAGGATCTTCTGTGATCCAATTATCAAAACCAAGATCACGCAGATCCCAACCTGCTCGCTTGGCTTCGTTACGATATACCCAACGAGCATATGAACCTTGGCAATGCTTGATAGCAGCACGCCAAAACTCACGTGGATTGTGTGCTTTCTGATAGGCCAAGGCCCAGATCAATCTGCCAAGATTCACTGCATGGGCCCTGCATAGGCCAAATCCTGACAGGCTCTGCATCTCTTGATAGATCTTATTGCGTTCGGGATGATCTCCCAAGCGTGACATGAACTCCATGACCTTCTCCTCGTTGCGTTTGGCAAAGGCCCTGCGATACATGTCAGCTTCATAGGCATTCACAGAAATCAATCGCATGATTTTTTCTATAGCATCATCCTCACAAACGATGGCAGATTCCTGCACAGTTTTCTTGGTCCAATCATGGAAGAAACTGGCTTTCTTGCGTCCCTCCACTGCCACTGGTCGCACCAGGGCCGTGGCAAACACACAGTCATCTACTGATGTGGGACGGATGGCCCGGAACAAGCGGCGCATGGCCGGACTCTCGCCCTGCGTAACGCCCAACACATCTCCACGTTGCAACAAGTCGGCAGTGAGATCATCTGTTTTGGGATACTCATGTATCATTCTAGTGGGATCAATCTCCATGAGTTGGCTGAGTCCACGATTTGCCAAGATGTCTACTTTGAGATGCTCTAGGTCTTCTACTTCATTTTTGTCCAGCAAGATGAGATTGTCATCACGGAACAGGCTCTGGGGCAGTTTGCGATCAAACACTATCACACCACCACAATGCTTGCTGATACAGCGTTTCTTGCCCATCAGCTTGTGTTCGATACGTTCGGCTTCTTGCACATCAATACCCAGCTTGGCGTAGTCGATTTCTTTGGGCAAGCGTCCAGTCACACCCAATCGTTTGGCGGCTTCTCGTCGAGCAGATTTTTCTTTATACATCACATAATTGCTGATGCGAGCAGTGCGACCAGGCCAAGCATCAAATATGCGCTGCATGGCCAGCTCTTGCTGATGATGTGGCACATCTATGTCCACATCAGGCAGATCATCTCGGAATGGATTGAGGAATCGTGCCAGGGGTATGCGCCACTCTATGGGATCCACATCCGTGATGCCCATGAGATAGCAAACCAAGCTGGATCCCGCAGAGCCGCGGGTCATGTGTGGAATGTCTTGATTGAGATCCAGGATCCTGCGTATTTTCAAGAAATATTCTGTGAAACGTTGATTGATGATGATACCGAATTCTTCAATGAGTCGTTCTTGATATTCGGGAGTCGGTGGACATGGTCTACGGAATTGTGCCAGGAGGTCTTGAATTTGATTTAGTTCGGTGTTCATGATAGCTGCCTTAAATATGCCTATACCGATATTTACTTGGATTCGAGTGACACCAAAAATATACAGTGTTGATTTTGTTTGAGAAATTCTCATGCCATATTGTTCTGAGATACATGGTGGATTGCACCTTGTGTTCACACCAAATTCCCATTCACCATTGGTGCAACATTGTTGTCTCAGGAATGACCTTTGGCCAGCCAGCCAAGAAAGCAATTTTTGGCATGATCCCAGATTCCAGCCCTTGCGTCTCAAACAAGATTGGGATCCAGGCTGTTTGACATGCCGTCGGGTAGAAGAATCAGGCAACCAAAGCCTGAGGACTGGCATGAACGAGGGACTCAAAATATATCCTGCCATCAATCTGTCAGGACCTGCTCGTATAGATCTCATGTTCGACAAAAGCTGTAATCTCGCCTGCAGGACATGCAGCACAGAACACAGCACGTTTTGGCAAAAATATCTACAACAACCTGTGACTCCAAGTCACAGCAAAGAAATGGTGATCTCTGCACTCAAAAGATTGGACCTTTCCAATCTCAGGATGCTGGTATTTTGTGGAGGTGAAACACTGTTGGGACAAGAATATTGGGACGTGGCCGAATGGTTAGGCGATAATGTGCCCAACGCCAAACAGCAGTTGACCCTGTGTTTCCAGACCAATGGAACCCAGCCCATACACCCACGCAACTACGATATCATTGAAAAATTTTTCTTGGTCAAACTACAGGTCAGTCTAGACGGCTTTGGGCCTAGATTTGAATATCTTCGCTGGCCTGCTTCGTGGTCACAGGTCACGGACAACATATTGACACTGCGAGACACAGTGCCTTCTAATGTGATGTTCTTGGTAGAAGAAACTGTTAGCATATTCAATTTGGCCTATCTCCACGAGCTTGACACATGGGTCAAACAAAACTTTCGCACCAATAGAGAAGGCGATCCTGTGGATCATACCAGGCACCTGGCCAAGGGCACTTTTAAATTGGAAAATTGCAGTCAGGAATATGTGGATTGGACTTCCGATCTCCCGCTGCGACGATACATAGGTGCAGGGTGGAAAGAATCCAGCCAACAAATACAATTCATGCTCAACGAAATACACAAGCACGATCACATGCGCCAACAGCAATTTTCATTGATTTTTCCGCAGGTAGCTGAGTTTTACCAAAGATGGAATGCCGATAAATAACAAAAGGATCCTGGAAAAAGAAATGCAGAAGAAAACACGCAGTCTGTTGGAGGAACTTGAGAGCTTGTATGCTGAGCGTGATCAGCGCCATGTTATCGAGAATCGCGCCAGCAATATCATAGCCAGCGCCATACGCCTGCTGGAACACATCGACGCCTCCTACACCCCAGAACAAGCAGAAAACTTGCAGCGCAAACTGCTGAATGCTATCAAGCTGCGAGATCCAGGCAAATTCACCCGCACAGTCAGGAAAACAGATGCAAATTCATGAGTTGACTCAACCACGCAAGTCTACCAAAGTTGATGAAGGCCTAGTAAGTGGTGCCAGCGATCTAGCTTCACGAGCCGCTTATAAATTGGGTGGTCCAAAACGTGGTTTGGCAGGCATCAAAGCTGCCTGGCAACAGGGCCAAGTGGCCACTCAAACTCGCAAGTTGGCAGATCAATCACAGGATGCCTGGGATCGCTATGTGCAGAACTGGGAGGCTACTCTGGAACCAGATGAAAAAGCCAAATTCGCTGCCAGACAAGATGGTGGACTCTACAAACGTCAGCTCACTGCCTGGGTGCAAAAAAACATGTTGTCTGGAATGACTTTGTCCAATGTCACCAACCGCAGTGAGATATTGTCTATCATTGATGCTTTGAGTGCTCCAAAACAGCTACCACCTGTGAAAGAAGCCAAAAAAAGAAACACACTACCAGCAGGTG